AGTCATAATTCTTGACCGCGATACCCAGAGTGTAGTTGTAAAAGGTCCCGACCACATCACGGTGCATCTTCCAGTCAGCGGTTCTCCCAGTCGCATCAGAGTCAGCGACTTCAAAGCTCCGCTTCAGGGATGTGACAGAGACGTTGTAATCTTTTCCATCAATCTTAATAACACCGTTCCCCATCTCATCCCTCCACGACCAGCTGCACGCCGGCTCTTCTGTCTTCCTGCTCCAGCTCAGGCTTCAGGATCCGTGCCAGCTCAGCCAGGTTTCCGTCAAACCGCAGCACGATCTGCTTCTGGTTTCCTCCGGATTCCTGCAGGGCTTCCAGCATGGCTTCCTTCATCGTTTCAAGCGGAGACACGACCTCAGTGTCCGTGTTGTTATCGCCAAGAATCGCCGCAAACTCACCCGCTGCCGGCGGGATCACCGTTCCTGTAGCCAGTCTTGGAATGCTGACGCGTGAAAGGCTGAAGCCGAAGTGGTTCCCGCCGACCAGTGGCACCCAGTCGGGTACGTCAAAAGAAATCATATTCAAAGCGTCCACGATCCCGTTGACGACGGTCTCGCAGATTTTTGCGATGCCATTCCAGACGCCACGGAATACGTCTTTAATTCCGTTCCACGCTTTCTCCCATGCGGCTGTGAAGGTGCTTGTGATGAAGTCAATTATCCCCTGGAAGAAGGACTTCACGGTGTTGATGCCCGCCCCGATAAAGCTGCTGAAGGATTCCCACAGTGATTTCAGAGTTACTACCATTGCCATCCACGCGGCCTTAACGACGTTGCATACCGTTTGCGCGACGACCTTCACCTTGTCCCAGTGTGTAATTAGTAGGACGAGGATGGCGATGAGTGCCCCGATCGCAATTACAACCAGTCCGATCGGACTGGTCAAAACAGAGAAGACCGTCTGTACGCCCAGAATCACCGCTTGCAATCCAGATGCGATTCCGCTAAAAATCGTAAACCCATTGCCGAGGATTGTCAGAGCGCCCTTTACGAGGTTCCACGCTGCAACCAGCGAGAGCACAACAGTGATCAATGCCTGCGTCAGTTCCTCATGCTGCGAGATCCAGTCTGCGACGGCTTTGAGGCCCTCGGCGATTGCCTGCAGGACTTTAACAATTGCCTCACCGATCGTAGAGGCAACCGGTGCAATAACGTTGTCATAGATCGCCTGTGCGACCGGTGCCATCGCCTGCAGAACCTGATGAATGACCTCCATCGCTCCGGCGATCACTTCAAGGATTGCCGGCAGTCCGCTCTCGATCAGCCACGTTGCGATCGGCAGGACTACCTTCTGGTAGATCCATACGCCGGCCTGTTCAATGTCGTTTAATACCGGCCGCAGCGACTCAAGTACATCCGCGATTGCGGTAACCAGCGGCACAAATGTCAGGCTTGCCGCCCACTCTTCTGTCGCCTGCGTGATCTGCTTGATGTTATCCAGCAGATCAAACCACATGCCCTGCAGGGCTGTCGTAATGCGCAGTCCGTTGTCGTTGTAGGACCAAGCCTCATCCCATGCCGCGCCAAGTGCATGCGCTGTGGCCACAAGGTCCGCATAGATCGCCTGCAGTTTCTCGGCGGTCTGCAGCGCAAATTCCGACGCGCCGCCTGTTGAGGCTTCTTCAAACATGCCGTTCGGGCTAGCCGCGCCGCCTCCGCCTCCGGATGACTCACTGCTGTCCTGAAGATTCAGCTGGTTAATCTCGTCAAAGCCAGCAAGCGCCTTCTTTTCTTCATCCGCAGCCTTCTTGGCCGCGCCTCCTGTGCCCGCCAGCGCCTTGGCATAGTTCTGCTGGACTTTGGTGGCTTTGATGTAGGTGCTCTTGCCGCCCAGCAGCGCGAAGAATCTGGCCAGTGCATTTGCCGCAGCCGACAGCATGTCGATCAGCGTTGACAAAATCGGCGCCACTACGGTCAGGATTGGGGCAAAGGCCGCAGCCCAGGCATTTTTGAGATAGCTTGTGGAAGAGGTAATGCTTGACATTGCCGTGTTCGCGGCATTTACTCCGCCATTGAACTGCGCTAGGTTCTGCAGTCCTTCCGCCATTGCTGAGCGAAGCTTGCGGAAAAGGAAAAACAGGCTCCGGATCCCGAGCGAATACTGCAGGACCCGTTTCAGCCCAAGTTTAAAGGCGGCATTGTTCTTCGCCATCTTTCCGCTGATGTCTGGCATGGTGATCGACGGGGTCTGTATCTTAGGTGCCTTCGCGGCCGCGTAATCATCTGCATATTTAGACGCCTGAGCTTTCGCGCTGTCATATGCCTGATTGGCGATGGCCTGCATGCCGTTCGCTGATTCGGCGTTCGTCTTTCGCATCGTCTCGATCAGAGCATCCAGTTTCTTTTTGGTGTCGTCGATATTACTCTGGGTTTTCTGCCATTTATCAGACTGAGGGTTAACACCCTGTTTTTGGTATTCCTGTTGTTTTGCGATCAGTTTATCGAAGTCATCCGCGGTTTTCAGAAGCTCAGCCTGCTGTGCCTGTAGAGACTGGTTTCCAGCATAGGCCTGCATTGCCTCGAGATTCGCCTGTTTAATGCTCTGCAGCTGATCCTGCAGGTCTGTAGCGAAGCCCGGCGATGCCTGATTCAGCTTCGCGTAGGCCGCATCCAGCGCCTTGGCGAGCTGTTCCGCGTCGTACTTCATCGCCTGTACGGTCTTGGAGTTCGAATCTGCGCCGAGGCTCATCTGCTTCTGGATGTTCTCGTAAACGCCGCTTAGCTTTGCCGCCAGAGCGTCTGCTTCCTTAGCTGCCCCTTCCAGCGGCTTCATAGTCTCCAGCCGTTCTTTAGCGTCTTCGAGCTTTGGCCCAGCCTCGTCTAGATACTTCTCCAAAGCGGCCGCTTCCTTCTTCATGCCGCTGTCGCCGGGGGTCTTTGCCAGCTTCTTCTGCAGCTGATCATATTTTTTTGCGGCCGTGTCGTAGCTGTTCTGCAGCTTAGCGACTTCTTTCTCCAGAGACTTGATGCCATCGCTGACACCTGTATCATCCAGCTTAGTTTCAAGTACGACCTGCTGTCTTTCATCAGCCATGGCTTATCCTCCTAATCTCCGAGCAGCTTATTCCAGTAGTCGTTCTCGGCCTGCTCTTCTTTGGTTAACTTCTTCTTCAGAACAACTAGATCCTTGTTCTGCGCATAGAATTCCTGCTCCGACTTATCCAGCTTCCGGCCTTTGGCCTTCTTCTGCCGGATCAATAAAACTTGTGAAAAAAGGCCCTCCCGGATTTCGTTGAAGTATCCGAGGAAGGTCCACCAGTGAATAAACGGCTGGCTCCGTGTTTCTGTTCTGGCAACGTCGTTAATGGCGCTGAAGATCATCTGCTCATCCTGTTCCCAGTCCATGAGTCTGGCTTTTTTGGCGGGTTCGCTATAGCTGCGCCCTCCATCAAGGTACCAAACACATTGCCTGGCGGCTTCTTCGTAGTCCTCACGTTTCAGATTCTTGATCCCGATGAGCGCATCCAACATGATGTATGTTTTCTCCTGATCGGATAGCTCGGGGTCTTGAAACGCGGCCATGATCACCAGTGCTCTGCGGAAGTCCGAATTGATCGGAACATCCCGTCCGTTAATTCTGAGCGCTTCCGGCAGGCATCCGATCATACTCACTCTTATACTTTTCTAGATGTTCCTGCGTCGCCTTGACTTCCGTATCCATTGTCGGCTTGACAATCGCAACGAAGGCCTTTAGGAAATTCTCATAGATGGTGTGGCCGCCAGACAATGCCAGCGGATTCATTGCGCCAAAAACAACATCTGCTGCGCCGGGATAGAAAATCTGATCAAAGGATGCCCGCAGAGACTTATTCATGCCCCGGACAAGCTCTGCGGCTTCGGAGGCTTCATCTAAGGCGTTTCCCGTAGGCGACAGCTTAATGCCTTTCAGGCTTTCCATTTCCTTGGTTACGTTCTGCAGCGCGCCTTCCAGGCGCTCGATAAAACCGATGTCTGCCGGATTAAAGCGCAGCACGCGGTTCGGATCGCCATTGATCTCATATTCTTTACAGCCATCATCAAAAATAAGCTTTTCCATTCTTCCCTCCGTCATTCAAAAAGCTAAAGGAGAGCGGTTGTCTGCCGCTCTCCATCTTTGTTTAGGCGCCTGCGTTGCTTCCAGCAGTGAACGTCTTTGTGCTGATGTCAAAGGTTCCGATAACTGGATCGCCGGCGTAGTGAATCGTGAACGGTGTCTGGTAGCCAGTTGTGTCACCGCCTACAGAGGTAACCTCAATCCAGCAGCTTTCCTTGACCGCTTCATACGCAGACCCAGACTCCCCAGACTTCTTCCAGAGATGGACCTCGACGACACTGGACTTCAGGTCATCCAGCTCGAGGCGCTGATCGACGATATTCTGAATGCGATCCGCCAGAGCTGAGCCTTCGCGCGCGTAGAAAGGGTCAACATCTGCGGTTGGCTTCGCGCCATAAATGTCTACGGAAACTTCGCCGAGGATATTCTCCTTATCCTCCGTCTCGTAGTTCATCTCTTTGTTGTATTCTTCAAGGTCTTTGCCGAGACGTTCAAAGAGTTCTGTTTCACCCGGCGCGGCCGCATTGATGTAATTAACCATCAGTTTGCGGGAGCGCTTCTTGCCCGTGTCGGTAGTCGTTGTTGTACCTGCCATTTTTCATGGCCTCCTTTCGTTTATTTCAGGAACTCCGAAAAGTCCCCATTTTTCTCATAGGTCAGTGTGAATGCGCTGCTGAATACGGACATCTTTGCCTTTTCGCCGGTGTAGTCAGCAGGCAGACTCGTGCGAGTAAAACTTAGCGGCGTAGCCCCTCCCAGCTTCAAATTTGGGAATCCCGCCGACTCTTCTTCGCTGAGCTTCAGCCATACAGCCTCCAGAATACGAGACAAATTCAGGCGCGCCTTCGTGTCCCTTCGGCTCGCCTGAATGTAAACCTCAAATGGAAAGACTGCCTGATACCCGCCATCGATGAATTTCTTCAGCTCCTGGCTGTAGCCCTGGCTCTTGAACATCAGCGCGGTCTCCGTGTCGTTATCCAGATATTCCAGACGCCAAGGAATCCCGTTGATATCAATGCTGGAAAGAAAGGCATACAGGGCATCCGTGACCTGCTTCACGTCTTCCAATTTCATCGGTTGACCTCCTTAGCCAGCAGTTCCGCCAGCAATTTAGACCACGCACCCATGCGCTCAGCTTTCGTTTTCTCGATCCACCTTGCCCCGCCCTGACGATAGGTCAGGTCGCGGTTGGTGTAGATCTTCTTTTCAAACCTTCGGGCCCATGGGCTGTGGCTGTGCTCGCCGATCATGACTTTTCCAATGTACTGGAAGTGTGCGTATGGCGTGTCCCACTTGATGAAATTGTTGTCCATGCTCACCCACCGCAGGGCTGAGTTGCGAAGGATCCCGGTCTTGATGGGGACGTTTGCGTTGCAGTCAGCGAGGATCTGCTGCTTCATTTGCGGCCGCACCTTTTGGGTTGCCTCATGGATGTTTCCTGCCAGTGCAGAAGTTCTGAACTTTACGACAACATGTATACTCATGACGCGCTCACCTCGATAAACTCTGGTGCGCTGCGCAAAGGATTTACGCGATTGACGCCGCTGATCTCCAGCTCCTGATCGTTAAACCGGACTCTGTCCCCGACGCGCAGTGTGAACTGGCTTGCAGGGTCAGTGAATTTCGACGGATCCACAAGCGTCTTGTCTGCGTCGATGTCGTTTGCGTCGATGACCACGGTAACGGTATCCGTGAATGACCGGCCCGTTGTTCCATAGACAGCCTTCCTTTTTGCCTCAACCTTAACATGTCTCAGTTCTGTGGTTGATGTCTGTTCTTCGCCTGCAGCGCTTTCCGGGAGCACATTGATCACAGTGATCTTGTGCGGCCGGAGCCATCTCGGTGACTTCACCATATCGCTCTGCTGCTCAGGCCCGTCTTCAGCAGCTGACCATCCATTTCAGCTTTTGCAAGCGGAGAGAGCGGGACGCCGTTAACCATTGGCGCACCCCCTCCATCCATCGCATAGCTGAACCCACTAGTAGAAACGCTTTTCAGCGTTAAGTCGCTGTGGCCCATGTAGGCGTCAATGCCGCCATGAGCCTCAGCGTAGTCGATCTGATCGAGGATCACGCCTTCAAGGCTCAGGCCGGCGTAGCCCTCGAGTTCTTCCTCAGTTCTCCAGAATGGGATCTTCGACCGGATATATGCGGCGATAAGCCGCTCTGCCAGCTGTTCGCGTGGCGTGAAGTCTGTCTCCGTCGCGACCGCCGTTCCTCCACCGGCCTGGTAAGCCTCAAAGGTTAAGATCATAGCTCTTCCCTATCAGGCCCCTGCGGCGACCTTGATGTTGCGGAAAGCACCGGCCTTGGTGGTGTCCTTCAGGGCGATTGCGGCAACCATTTCGACCTCACCTGTCTTTACCGCGCCCGGCGCAGACAGATTCGGCAGGTACGTGTTAACGATCTTGGAGCCCCGCGGAGAAGCTGCGTGCAGAGCATCCAGACCGAAGCACACCGCATAAATGCTCGTTGTGCCGGATGCGGAATCCGTACCGATAACATCAACGCTCTTCTTCGCGGATCCATCGTAGTAAAGACCCATATCAATGATCGGGACACTGTCATATGCGTCCGCCATACGTCCGAACGAGTCCGGGGACTGACTGTAATAGCCCATATACTTAGCCAGGAAAGCCAGCGACGTTGCGGCCTTAGAATTGCAAAGGAATGCGTCCGGCTTTCTGCTCAGCGAGTGCTTCCAATTCTCAAACTGGAAGAGGAACGCATCCGCATTAGCCTTGCACGCTTCAGCCGTCGAAAGGTCAATAGCGGCCGACGGCTTATACTCCGTTGAAAGACCGGTACAGAGCGTATCCAGGCCATCAAAAGGAGTCGTATCTGTGTCGGCCTTGCCCTTCGGTGTGCTGTGGCCGTTGATAAAGTCATACTGGAACTTATTTGCGACAGCTTCGGACTTCTGCTTCAGCTGGAATGTAATTTCAGACATAGCCGATGTCTTTTCAATTACACGGTCAACCTGGAACGAACCGCCGAAAATCTTCAGGTTGACTACCTTGAGAACTCTCAGCGCTTCACCCGGTGTGTACTCGCTGTTGAGCTTACGGCCCTCAGCGACAGACGGCGTTAGCAGCTGCGTATAGCCATACGTCAGTGTTGATCCACCGGTGCCAGGGGATACAGCATCGTCAAACGTCAGCTTGTCCAAAATAAAAGAGCTCCGGCGGAACTCATCGATTACGTTCTGATCTACTTTGTCGGCCATCCCGACTTTTGCCTGTTCAAGTGTAAGCGGCATTGTTTATTTCCTCCTATTTTTCGTCATAATAAGCCGCAACGGCATCCTCGAGAGTCTCAACCTTGTCCTTGCCATGACCTGTATGGTCGCCGCCAAGATCTACGTCCTTCTTCGGCTCTGGATCTGCTTCGAACAGGAACGCGTTGTCCTTCTTGATCGCAGCGATCTGATCGTCAAGACCTGTGACTTCTCCTTTGTCGTTGATGCTTACTTTGCTCATATCCAGCATACCGATCAGTGCCTTGTCTGATCTGGTGCCGGACTTTGCTACGGCAAGCTGCACCGCAGATGCGATGCGAGCTTTCTCGATGTCCTCGTTGTACTTCTTCTCCCAGTCGGTCACTTCGCTCTGGAGTTTCTTAATATCGACCCCATCGAACTTCTTTACCTGGTCTGTGAGCTCAGTAATCCGTGTATCCTTGGCCTGCAGATCCGCGTCATACTTCGCCTTTGAGACGTACTGCCCGTCTGCGAGGTTCGCCAGCTTGAAGTCCTTCTCGTGGCCCTTCAGCTTCTCCTCAATCTGTGCGTAAAGATCGTTTCCGAGTACATCCTGTAATGTTGGCATTTCCTTTTCTCCTGCGTTTTTTATATCTGGTTCTCTCCAGTAGGATCAGCGGTTTATATCGCACGCTGGGGCGAAGGTAAGCCTTTTAAACGCCTTGCTCAGGGCAGAAAAAAGGCGCCATGTCGGCGTCTCATTTCTTATTTGATTTTGGTGTTACCTTTTGCATGAGGGCAAAGTGATCATCTTCTCTTGTAGCAAAAAAGATGATCGGTGGGGCCGCCGTCCATGGCTTTACATGGCATCCCACATACGGTTCCTTTCGGAACGGCAGGCGCCGCGGGTTTTCCTACTTCGATCATCCTCACTCATAATATAAAGTTATTTCCCTTGATCGTCAATCTTATTAGCCAGTATGCGCTTGTTAGCTGCGAGCTTCTCTACCATTTTCATGGTTTTTTTCGTATTCTTGAACATAAAATGGAACAATTCTTCTTCTCCATTTACCTTTTTTGTAACTCCTTCAAGGTAGCCCAGATTGTCATCTGTCTTTTTCAAGAATTTGTAACCTAGTAGTTCTCCAGAAGCATCCCGATCCTCCGCTAAAATGTCATAATTCAAAAGTTCTGAAATGCTCAGCAGAGACTGGCTTTTCAGAGAGCCATCTCGAACATGCTTACTAATAAAATACGAAAAGTCTTTATCTTGAACGATCACGTCGTTTCCTGTATACGGGTTATTACCGATCAGTGTCCGAGCTGGGAATAGCTTTGTCAGCTCCGCCCGAGGGGTATTATCATTCGGCTCCAGTACTTTCTTGCAAGCGTCGTTGATCGCGTTTATCACCTGCGGTGACTCAATGGAGACCGTGTTCTCTTCAGGCGCCGCAATCTCCGGGGCTTCAGTCGTCGTAATCTTTGGAGTTTCAGACGCTGTACTCTCCGGCGTTTCCGATGAAGTTAGCTCTGGACTAGGTGAACTGTCATCCGGCGGGGTTATTACTTTGCTTGTTACGTTACCCTTTGGCCGGGTAACTGACCATGCTTTCTCTGCCGCATAGTCACGCTTCAGGAATCCGTTGCTGTTCTTTACGAGATCATCCAGCTGATCTTTGTAGTACTTCTTCCATCGGGAGGCCTCAGCAGTATTCTGCCCGCCTGCTTTGAGGATCTGAACTCGGCGATCCCACTCGCGAACCTTACGCTCAAGGTAGCGCTGTTTCTGTTCCTGTTCGTAGTATTCGCGGTTCTTCTCCTCATCGAAGTGCTCATAGGTCTTTTCCCCCAGTTCCTCAAAGTACGGGTAGAAGGAATGCCGGCAGTTGTACCCGCCCAGCCCCGTCGCTGTTCCGTATCCTGTCGCCTCGTAGAAGTTTTCGTATCGAGGATCTTCTTTGTTCAGCCAGAAGATCTTGCCCTGCCACACGGCATGCGTCGGTCGGGCGCCCAGATGGCTGGAGGTCTGTACCAGGTTGATCCCCATCTTCTTGATCGCATCCATCTCGCATTGCAGTGCATTCTGGTTCACGCTGGTTCTTACTGCCACCCGAACGGCTGCCTCAATGCTTCTATGGGTGCCGCTGGGATACTCGACCATCCCCAGCCCTTCACGCGCCAGCTTTTGGCAGGCATTTGCCACGGCTTCATCGAAGCTATAGGCCCCGCTGCTAACCTGCAGGTAGGCCTGATCGAAGGCATCCATCATCCTTGCACCGCCAAGCTGGGCAGTAGTTCGGGTGAGGTTCGTCAGCTCGTTGTTCAGCACGTTCGTGCTCTTGAGGATCTGATCACGAAACTCCAGCCCGGTTGTGTCATATCCTGCCGCGACTAGATTTTCAAACAGCTGCCGCGTACTTTTGGCGGTGCTTTCTTCCATCAGCTTGTCGACTTCGCTCTGCTCTGTTTTCAGCGCTACGGCGATCATCTCATTGATCATCGACTGCTGCAGTCCGAACACCCGCAGCTTCTCGTTGAGGTATTCCGTGGTGGATGTCATTCCGCCTGCATGTCGGATCCGATCCGCAATGTCCTTGAGAATCCGGGTTCCCAGCTTCCAGAAGATCTGGTCGATCTCATCACTGCATTTCTGCAGGTAGTCCGGTGTCAGTGCCATCGGTATGGCTCCTAGTCGTCAGAACCCGCTGGATTTTGACCGGAAGTGCCCGAATTTTGATCGTTCTTATTCTTTCCGGTAAATTGCCCGTCAAGGCTAAAATCTTCGCCCTGTGCCGTCTCTCCGGTCATTTTTCTGGCATCATCTTCACTCTCTCCAAGATACTTTACGCGGTACTCCCATTTCTGACGGATGCCGGTGGAGATTTCCTGCATAAACCGCATCCGTTCGGCTTCTTCATCCGAGAACATCGTGTCGTCAAACTGGATCGTGATTCTGGCGTCGGTGTCCAGCGGTTCATGAAGTTTCTCTTTGCCGAGAATCAGAGCAGACCGGACCAGCTCGGTGAGCGAATCCTGAATAGCGATCCGCTGCCGCCAGACGCTCTCTGTCAGCTCCTTGTTGCTGGCGCGGACCTGAGTTGCCGTGCTCATGCTCTGGAAGTTGAACTGATAGCGATTCTGCCCTAGCCCTACTTTGCTGGAGAGTAAATTCAAATTGAACTGAACATTTTCTTTGTTCTCATCGACTCGCAGACTCGGGTTGTAATCCTGAAAGAAAGGCTGATTACCCGGCAGAGCTTCGCCGGTGGTTACGTAAAGCGATTTTTCCAAGGTCGCGCCGACATCAACGTCCTGACGGACGGCTCGATCAGCTCCATTTTCATCTTTTGCATACGCCCGTGGCTGCAGCAGAACAGCGCTCTGGTCCATGAAGATGCGCTTCTTGCCCAGCAGTGTGTCCATGAACAAGTTGTCGTAGGCCAGATCGCAGGACTCGAGGTTGTCGATCGCATTTGCGTAAACACTCACGCCCATCGGAACATCCGCGATGTTGTTCTCCAGATTGGGCCGCATCAACACAAACGGCTTGCAAGGGAGCTTGTAGCCCGCCACCTCACCATGCGGTGCGTCCGTCTCCTCGTAGTTGTTCGTGCTGTTCAGCTTGTAGAAGTGATTCTCTATGAGGTATTCCTCGCCTGCGCCTTTTTTGAAAATCTGAAGGTAAAGACATTCCTGCCCATCCTGAACATAGCTGCTCGCAAGCGCTAGATCTGTCACATCTTCGTCATCGTAGGTCAGCGGCACGATCATCTGGGCGTCTTTGATCACCTTCAGCCGCAAACCGGTGGCCGATAGAGCGCCGCCCTGGACTGTCGCTCCGGTAAGCTGCCAGTAAAGGCAGACGGTTCCGGCGGCGTATTCGCGCTCGATTGCCTTGTTCCCTCGAACCCAGAATCGGTTGTCCCCCAGGATTCCTGAGCTCTGTTCGTTCTCATCTCCGGTCAACCACTTCTGGGTGTAATTCGTATCGTGATCATCGCACTCAATGATGATCCGGGTCTTGTCGTTAAGCAGCAGGTTGGCCCAGTCCTCGCACACCGTTTTGGCCATCCGCATCTGCTTGCGCTTAATCTTGGCGCTGTGGAAGTCCTTGTCAACGACGCGATAGTTGTGGAATGCCGGCACATATCCCCGCCACCAGTTTTCCCACATCTCAATGTCCGTATAGTAGTCCTGGATATCGCCACTGATCGGATATCCAAGATCATTTAAAATCATGAAAAGCTGCTTCATCCGTTTCTCCTTCCAGTGACGTACTCCATGAAATAAGACCAGCTGTAAAAATGGGCATCGAATGTATCGATGTCCGTTGTGAAATCGTCGAGTATTTTGTCTTCTTTGGCTTTGCTGTCGTAGAGTGCCGTACTCAACGACTCGACCACCATTGGCACTGCCTGAAACCACATCTTCTTTCGGTTCAGCATCATGTTGTAAGTCAGGATCCGGGTCTTCCCGTCGACCTTCCGGCAGTCCGCCACCTGCGTAGTAAACCCGGCACTCCGGACCGCTACCCGGATGCTGTTAAGAATGACCTGCTCTGCATTGTCTACGAAGACGTAGTTTACGAAAATTCCCTGCTGCTGAAGCGATCCAAGGAAGGCCACAGTCTCCGTGCAGAGCCGTTCCGCATCGATCGTGCCCTTAGAGTGAACAATCTTGCGCTCCGCAAATGCCAGGATCTGCGACCAGTCTGCCGTAATTCCTGTTGCAATCAGGCTGCTGTGAGACTTCGTTCCGCCAATATCGAGTCCGATATTGACCATCCGGAATAGCGGCAGTCCTCCGGACCATTCCCAGTCCTGCGGGTTATCCGCAAACTGAGGAAACAGCAAGCCTTCCGCATTGCACCATTCCCCGAGGATGAACCGGTTGTAGTAGACCGTACCACGGTACTCCTGCTTCAGGTTCTCCACGAACTTTGCCGGTAGAAACGGATTGTCGTCAATCGTGTACTTCTGGCAGTAAATATCTGCCCCGCTTTCAAGAAACTTGTGGAACCAGTGATTCTTGTTATCCGGGTTACAGGTTCCGTCGAAGCATGAGTATGCCTTGTCCAGTCGGGACTTCAGCATGCTGAAGACATCCTCCTGCCACGTCACGATTTCATCACCGTAGCAGTACTTGAGGCCGACGCCCTGAATCTTGGAAACTTGTGTGATTTTGTCCGCGCCCAGTGCGTAGCACCGCTCGCCGAACAGCTCGACCGTGTTATCCGGCCGGATCATACCGACCAACTCCGGCCCGTACAGATCACGCATCGGCCCGAGAACGTTTCGCTCCAGTGTTGCTTTAGTGTTACCAAGCAGCAGGATTGCTCCCGGCTTCCCTGCGACCGCCCGGATCCGCTTTGGGATGACGTAGTAATCCAGCCAGGTCTTCCCCGATCTGGTTGCCCCGGTTTTAATGTTCCATCGATGCGGCGGGGTCGTCCAGAATTCCTTCTGTTTCTCACTCAGCTGCATCGTCGTCTTTCCTAGCTGGCGGATCCTCTGTTTCGCTGGCGATCTGATCAATGCTGCGCAGCAGCTGGTCGAGCTTCGTCAGCTCGGATCCTCCGTTGTCGGTCTGTTTCTTCAGGGCACGCGCCTGCTCGTTCATGAGCTTCGTCCGCGCCTTATCCAGCTTCGTTTCTGGCTGCTGGCCTGTCAGATCGCGGATGTACTCAGCCGCTCTGACGTCGCCCTTGACGGCTTTTTGAAACATCGACATTGCCATCAGCATCTGGTTACTCATCTCATCCTCGGAAATCCCTGCGGCCGTCAGCTCTTTCTTTCCACGGCTGTCCGGCGGCAGGGACATGATGATCTTCAGGCATTCCCGCAGCTGCTTCTTTCGGGCCAGTGTCTTCTGTGCTTTCAGACCACCGCGGCGGCCCATCTCCGCCGCGTTTTCTGACGTGAATTGAGGCGCCTGATGCGCCTTGAAGTTATCGGTCTGCTTCTTCTGTGCGGGGCTTCGCTTTGGCTTATTCTCATTTGTCATGCATTTGGCAGCCCCCTTTCTGCTTTCAATTCGTCCTCCCTGCTATCTCCGTATATTGTGCTGTGTATCCCACCAATCCCGATACCGTCTGCAATCCTGTATGCTTGCCGTCGTCCAGCACCGCTCCACGCACTCCGTACAAGGACAGGACGCCAGCTGCTCGATGCGCCTGATGGCGTCTCTGTAGCCCGCATCGGACAGATGCGATAGATCATGCTCCTGATCGATGTCGGTCATACGTGCCTCCACAAAAAGAAAGAGGCCGGGAAGACGTATGTCAGAAAAGGAGGATACCGGCCTCTTATCAAAGGAAAACGGCAGCCATCTTTCTGACCGCCGTTCTTCACGCTATCAATATAGCAGACCAAATTTGGACAATTTGGACGAGATTCAAAAAAGCACAGAAAACCGCATAAATATGCATAAATCTGTTTCATATTATTGTGAGTATGTTATAATGATTATGTAAGGAAAGGAGGTGAAAAGATGGACCCAAGCATAATAAAAACTCTACTTGAGATGACAACAGCAATTATCCAGTTGGCTACCGCAATAATTCTGTTGAAGTCATCCAAGAAGAGCTGACCAGCATGAGGAGCGAAAGCTCCTCTGCTTCTTGTACATTCACATATTATCAATGAAGGAGGAATAATTCAATGGATGCAATCAATCTGATAACGTTTGCCATATCGGTTACCGCGTTAATACTTGCGATAATTGCTTTAATCAAAGTCATTAAGGAGAAGTAATATGCCAAGAAAATCATCAGGAGAATTTGATCAGATCAAGTATCAGAATGACTGGAAGAAAGAGAATATGAAGCAGGTTGGAGGCTCTTACAAGAATGAGTTTGTTGAGCAATTCAAAGCCGCCTGCAAGAAGCTTGGAGTATCCCAGTCCGAAGTGATCAAATCAGCGATGGAGGAGACCATCGAGAAAGCCAATGCAAAATGAGAGCAGATATCAGAGGTTATGACAAAAATACAGAGCATTATGAATTTGTAATGCCTGAAGAATGCCCAATGTGCCACCGAAATATATCTCCGCAGTATATTGCTGGATATCAAGAAGGAGATAACACGATTTCTATTATGTATTACTGCACTGGATGTAAACATACTTTTATCTCAAGGTATAAAACAGACGATTTCAAAAAATCCGATGGGTATGTTGCCCTTCATTTAATCTGTAGCGAGCCGGTCAACCCGCAGAATGTCATCTTCGGTGGTGAAATTACAACGCTGTCTGAACGATTCACTCGTGTTTATAACCAAGCATATCAAGCTGAGCAACTCCACCTTGATGAGATCGCTGGCGTCGGTTATAGAAAAGCGCTGGAAATACTGATCAAAGATTATGCGATAAGCTTGCACCCAGATGACACTGAAGACATCAAAACAGTGTGGCTAAAAAAATGTATTAACAAATACATCACTGACGAATCTATTAAAACACTAGCAGAAGCTTCTGCAGACCTTGGCAACGATGAAACACATTATGAAAGACTGTATGAAGACTGCAGTATTGAAGATTTAAAAGAATTCATCAATGCTGCTGTCTCGCAGATTGAAACCAACATCAAAACAAAAAAGGCCATTGATTTGCTCAACAGCCATAAGAACAGTCGGAAAAACTAATCATTACCGGGCAGTGATTTCTCAATCCTGTCCAGCTTTTTTAATACTTCTTTAAGTAGCGCCAGTATTTCATTTAGCGCCGTCATTTCAAGTTCGTTCATTGTATGCCTCTATTTTTCTTTCCCAAAGAACCTCATTACGGCCTTCCGCGCATTGTAGTAGCTGTTTGCTCCATACACAAGACCTGATGTCTGCTTCCAGCTCTTGCCGCACAAGTAGTGCCAGCGTATGATGCTTTTGATCTCGCTGTCATCAAGAGACAGCAGCCAGGCATTGACACGATCGCGCCGATCCGCCATGTCGTTTAACATGACGTTGTACTTTGCTTGCAAGTCAATGATCCTGCGCACCGCATCCGCCGTTGGATCTCCGGCATGCTGCGGGGACGATCCGAGCTTTTCAAATGCTGGCGAGCGATAGGTATTGTACATGCCTTCAATTTCGCGCTGAACCGCGGTAATTTCTGAGTTGAGATAGCGCATCTCTTCCAGTTCCTCAATCGTCATCAGCTCCCCCGTCCATTCTTGCTCCGCACATAGGGCAATATGGGAACCAATTGGAATCCTTGAGAATCCTGCCGCAGGATGAGCACCGCCAATATGCGCCGTCGTGCTTTCCATAATGTTCCACATCATGATCATGAATCCAGTGTGCATGCTTCACCGGCTCGGAATCTACTACTGTATTATTAGCCACATTGCGGATGAGCTCAAAACACCACTCCAAGCCATCGTCGTAGGTTTTGCGATCGTACAAGGACTCGTCGCCTGCGCTCATTTCTCCATACAGTTGGTCGCCAATGATTTTGAGCACATATTCAGCATCAATCATCACCGTCATCAGCTCCTCCTGTTTCGATCTCGAGCTCCTGCCCGTCAACAATCGCCCTGTAGCCTTTGGCCATGATGCCGCGGATACCTTCTGGGTATTTGGTAAAGCTCGCAATAACTTCCTCAGATTCGCTATTGATAATTTGAACTGTCTGCATGTCGCACCTCCTTCATATCAGCCCATCAGCATGCGCCTGCGCGCACATCTCAGTTACCTCGCGGGTAGGGACGCCAATGTCGTCGGCAATACGCTCGCGGCTCCATCCTGCCCGGTACAGCGCGACGACAGTCCCCATCATCGGCTTGTGCGTCACTTTGTCAGGGATCGGATGAGGCTTTTCGGCCATCGTCTCGCGCCGGTCCTTCTTCGCCCGCTTTCGTTTCACCGGTTCCTGTGGTTTAGGCGCCGGATCTGTCTTCGGTTTGTCGATCATGTCTTTCAGGATGCCCATCGTAATTCGCGAGTAGCAATCCGGGCACATCCAACGGCAGGATGCTAGGTTAGTCAGCCCCGGGATCTGCTGGATATTGTCGTCGCAGTCGACTTCAGCTACCAGGAGCCGACGGGGTGTTCCGAAGATCATCTTGCCGCAGATTGCGCAGTATTTTTGTGTCATGCTCTATTTCCTCCGTAAACGGCTCAGTTTTTCGTTTCTTTGTGTAGACGGGTATTTAACCGTCCATCTTGCTATTTCTTGAATTTCGGCAACTTCCGGTCAAAATTCAGCGGTTCCGGTTCGATCATTCACCTCCGCAGTGCTTTAATCAGTGCCTGCTGTGTGGTGCTCTTGGCCGCCAGTGCCTGCAGCATGTCTTCGTCGATCGTGTTCTCGGCGATAATCTGGTAGATCGTCACCGGCTGCTGCTGGCCCTGGCGATAGATTCTGGCGTTCGCCTGCTCGTATAATTCAAGGTTCCAATTCGGCAGACTGTACCAGATGGCGATGTGGCCGCCCTGCTGCAGGTTCAGACCGTGGCCGGCGCTGGCTGGATGCAGCAGGAGGACTTCGATCTTTCCGTCGTTCCAGTCCCGAATGTCCTCTGCGGTCTCCAGTTCCCGTGCTCTGCTTCCGAGTCGTGCCTTGATCCTGTCTTTCTCGTGCTGGAACCAGTAGAAGACGATCACCGGCTGGCCGTTAGCGCTGTCGATCAGATCCTCCAGTGCCGCCAGCTTCTCCTCGTGGATCTTTGCTGTCCCTGTTCGATTCCCGAGGTCGTCTGTGGTGTAGATCTCCCCACTGGTCAACTGCAGCAGTTGGCTGCAGAGAACGCCCGCATTTGCCGCCAGAATTGTGTCATCCTGGATGCTGAGTATCCTCTCCCGCTTGAAAGCGCGGTACTTTTCTGCCGCGATTTTCGGCAGTTTCACCTTGAAGTTCAGGAAGCTCACCGGCGGCAGCTCCGCGCAGTCCTTCTGGTCTAGGCTCATGCAGATGTCTCCGATTGCCTGGTAGATCCTCTCTTCTGCATCCGGCTGCGGTTTCCACTCGTAGATCACCATGCCATTCCTTCTGCCGGGCACCAGGTAGTCCTGCCGAAAGGCTGTCAGTGTTCGCCCGAGTCTCTGTCCTCGGTCCATCAGATAAATCTGTGCCCAGAGGTCTGGGATTCCCCTGGGGGCCGGTGTTCCGGTCAGCCCGATGAATCTGTCAACCAGCGGAAGAACTCGCCGCAGTGCTCTGAAACGCTGCGATTTCGGGTTCTTGAAAGTCGACAGCTCATCGATCACCACCATGTCGAACGGCCACCGGCTTCCAAGCTCCTCTGTCAGCCATGCCGTGTTTTCCTTCCCGATCAGGTAGATCTCTGCTTCCTGCTGCAGGGCTTTCTTCCGCTGGGCTGGAGTGCCGGCAATAACGCTGTATCGCAGGTTCCTGGTGTGGTCCCACTTCCGGATCTCATCCGGCCATGTTGACTGAATCACCCGAACGGGTCCGATGATCAGCACTCGGCTGGCCGCCCCAAGAAGAAGCTCATCCTGAATGATGGTCAGTGTGGTCACGGTCTTTCCGGCTCCCATCGGGAGGAACAGCCCGCAGCTCCTCCGGTCTAATGCGAACTCGATCGCCTTCTTCTGGTACTCATGAGGCTCAAATCGGGTCATAGTCCCTCTCGTTCGGGTAGCCACAGAAGACCGCTAGATCGTAGAGCATCTTGTCCACCTGTGCTTCGCTGCTAATGCAATAGCATGATGCTCCATGGGCGCGCATCCGCCGAACGGTTTCGATCTGCAGCTGACGGGGTTTTCTTCCGGGTGCCTTCAATTCGACGAATAACACTCTCCCCTCCGTGATCAGGATCCTGTCCGGCACTCCAGCCTGCCCTGGTGATGTGAACTTATATGTCAGTATCCCCGCCGCTTTCATGCGCTTGGCGAAGTACTCTTCCAGGTCTCTTTCGAGCTCTTGCATATCTGTGATTTCCTTTCTCGTTTTTATGCACGGAAACGCTGAAACGGTGTAACGCCCTCGCGCGTATATATATGCGAACGCGTATATGCGTGCGCGCTCAGGCGTTATTTCCCTATTTTTCATTAAGTAGAAGAATTACTGTTATCACTGTTATCAATTAGCTTTATCTATCTTCATGACGCCATTTTTTACGTAAACGGTGACTGTTTCCTGCTGTTATCAGACCGTTACAACTGTTGTCGGCCTATTTTTTGTCACCGTTATCACCGCTGTCATTCTTAAACCGCATTAAACGATCACCGGGTCTTCTGAATGCTCTCTGGAATCCGTAGAACCCGAATCGGCCCCCGCCTGCTCTCCCCCATCCGACCCGGTCCATGATTGCCTTCATTTCCCGCTGGTCTGAGTTCGTGAAATTTGTTCTGCTGCCGTTAAAAACCTCGCACCAGATCTCCAGAAGGCAGACCTTTTCCCGGACGACAGTCCCAGTGTTCGCAGGGTTCTCCAGCCATTGGATCCGCTCGTAGAGCTCCATGTCCTTCCAGTTCTCCGGCAGTTTTCTGTCGAGATAGTTTCTTACAAGGTCCTCCCGCACGGATCTGAATGTGTGTTCTTCCTGGACTTCCGCGGCTGCGGTCTGCAGCTCCGATGGGAGGAACAGCGGCTCATGCTCGCGGTACCTTTGAACCGCTTCTGCCCAGATCTGATCGCGTTCTTCCGGAAGGTCTCGGAAGATGTCTTTCATGGCCAGATCACCGTCAGTTCCAATCGGCCAGAACCTGCGGTTCCCGGTGTAGTCCCGTAGGAATTCATCGTCGTTCGTGGTTCCGACAAACACGCACTGTCTTGGGTTGTCGGTTACTCTTCTGGCGTAGGCCTTGCGGTAGCGATCATCGCGTTTGGAGATGAACTGCTTCATGCTTTCGATGTCGCTCTTCTTGGCTGCAGATAACTCTGCCCACTCGACGATCCAGCTCCCCTGCAGGGCTTCGTATCCCTCTTTGCCTTGGATACTTGTGATGCTGTCGCTGAACCACTCGCCGCCCATAATGGAGAGCAGATGGCTCTTTCCTATGCCCTGCTTGCCTACCAGGACGGGCATGTAGTCCATCTTGCAGCCGGGGTCGTAGACTCTGGCCACTGCAGCGGTAAAGATCTTCCGGGCAACCGCTCGGTCGTATGGGCTGTCCTCGGCCCCGAGGTAGTCGATGAAGATGGTGTCCAGGCGCTCTTTCCCGTCCCACTTCAGTCCGGCCAGGTAGTCTCGTACCGGGTGGAAGCTGTTCTGTTCGTGGACGAAGGCGACGGCGTCGTCGACCTTTCCCTTGGCCACGATGTGGTAGCACTTTTCGAGGTAGTATCGCAGGCCCGCGTCGTCTGAGTCGTCCCAGCCTGGGTTGTTCGCGTTGTAATCCCACCATGGCAGCTTCCCTGTCTTGACTGGCTTCTGGAGGAAGAGGTCGTTTCCGCCGACGCTGTTCTTCAGGGCGGGGTCGTGCTGCATGATGATCACGATGTTGTCCGTGGTCGGCTTGATCTCCCCCTTTTTGTCGAGTTCGAGCATGCCGGTCCAGTCATCATCGTCCGCTGTCTCCTGCGGGCTCGATACAGGCTCTTCTGGCGGCTTCTTTTCTTCCGTGGTGAATGTGTCGTCCCAGGCGGCAGAAGCCTCCTGCTGCTTCTCTTTCGCAAGCGTAGCGGCTGTCTCTGCGTCTTTGCTGGCAAAGTCCAGCATCTTTGTCTGGCTGTCCGGGTCGCCCGGCCACTTGTGGATTCGAACCAGGTCAAAGGCGTTGCATAGCTGCTGGCTTGCCGGGTCTGTGCTGTGGTTGCTGTAAGCGAATTTATCATCGTATATGACTAGGCCGCCTGCGGTGCTTCCCTTGGTGTATGTCCAGCGGTTGTCATGGGCCGTCGGGGTGTACTCATCGGGCAGGAACTTAAGGATCGCTTCCTGAATGGTGTAGGTCCGGCAGAAGGCGCCGATCCATCCGGGTTTTGATAACGGATCCTCCGGTTTCTTCCCTCGCGGGGTCCGGATCTCAGTCTCTCTGGTCGATCTTGGCCATGTACTGATATCATGCCAGTCACGGTACTCGGCCAGCACGTCATCGGCCTTCAGAACCGGTCCATCGATCTCTCTGCAGATGAACTCCCCGTCGCTGCTCGTGCTTGGCCAGAACATCATCCGGGCAGGCTGATAAGTCGTGTCATCGAACTCCTCCATGCCGAGAAACGCTGCCTGCCTGCGGGCGATGGCTTCGTACTCCTCCGGCGTAACTTCACGGTCCAGCGGGATAATCCAGCGGAACTTCGGCTTCTCCGGGGTGTGTTTATGCGTGGTGTAAATGGCGCAGCGGAAGTCGTACAGAGTCTCGATCGTCGCCATCGCATCCCGGTCTGCAAAGTCCGCATCCAGCGTGATCATGCTGCGGCTGATGACGCTCTGGTTGTTTCGTCTTCCATTGCGCAGCTCGCCTGCGACGAATCCGCCGACATCTTTGATATCTGCCTGCTGGTCTCGCGTCATGGCGCGGTACTCCGCGACGGTCTCTTTCGTTCGGATGGTCGTGGAGATCCTCTTTATGAAAGTCTGCCAGTCGGTTTCTTTATTCTGGTAGACCGTGGTTTTTCTATTCTTGCATGTTGCAATTTTCATAGTCTTCAATCCTTGCGGTAGTAAGGGCTGCTGAACCCGTCGCAATTCAGAATAAGATCCGGCGCCCAGGCTGGCGAAGTCCTCATTATTGCTTTCAGTTCTTCCAGGCGGCTGTCTGCCTGTTCTGTCGGGACCTCGCAAATCACTTCATCGTGGACATGCATGACCGGCTTGAACCCGCGGTTCTCGAGGGTGGCCAAAGTCCCGCAGAGGCAGTCTCTTGCGATCGCCTGAATCACGTTCTCGGTGAGCTTTCCTCCCCATGTCTTGACCGGTTCCCACTTGCGTGTTACCTGGTTCTGCCCTTGGTATACGATCTCATTCTGGTCGTTGATCCGCGGGTTGACGTAAGCGATCCGGCGTCCGTTCGGCAGAATAATGTAGAGAATCCCGTTCTGCGTATATGCCTGCATTCCTCGGTCCATTTGCGCGGGTGACCCATCAATCGCTTTTCTGACTGCGGTGTCGAGGGTTTTCCAAAGCTTCACGATCCTTGGAGAGGACCGTCTCCATTTTTGGACAATGTCGTTCATTTCGGCTTCGGTCAGTCCCATGGCTGCGCCTCCCATTGCGGTCAGTGCGCCGACTCCGCCGCCATAACCCAGCGCCAGCTCTGCGATCTTTCCTTTTTGTCTCAGATGTCCGTTGACGCCATGCTTGACAACCGGAACTCCGAACATCTGTGATGCGCTGGCGCAGTAGATGTCTTCGCCTGCTGCAAATGCTTTCTGCCGCCACTCTTCCCTGGCCAGCCATGCGGTTACCCGTGCCTCGATGGCCGAGTAGTCGGCGATTACGAATTCGAAGCCTTCGGAAGGGATGATGGCGGTCCGGATCAGCGTAGCAAACACATCATTCGGGCTATCGTACATGGTCTCCATGGCCGCCCAGTCTCCTGTCCTGACGTATCCTCTGGCTTCATCGATGTCGTCGAATGAATTTCTAGGGAAGTTCTGCGGCTGGATCAGTCTTCCGGCAAACCGTCCGGTTCTGCCTCCATAAAACTGGAAGCATCCCCGTACCCGGTCGTCCATAGAGGAGGCGGAACGGGCGAATGCGTCATACTTTCGCACGCTGGTTTTCCCTAGCTCCTGGCGGATTTCCAGCACGCGTCTGGTTTCCGGCCTGAGATCCTCTTTCAGCATGTCGTTAACAGCGGCTTTATCCAGTGACTGGTCGTCCGCTGGGGCGTGCTCAGGGTCTGCGCTGCGGATCCAGCTTTTCAGCTGCAGCAGGCTCATTGGGTTTTCCAGCCCGGTGATCTTCCTGGCTTCATCAATTAGCGCCGCGCTGTGGTCCTCGCCATAGCCCAGAACGTTTCGGACCAGCTGCATGTCGATCCGAATGCCGCGGTCGTTGATCCGTTGGTCAACGTACCAGTTGTGCCATTCCTCCGGGGTTACGCCGCCCATGGCCATCAGACGGTTGTAAATCTCCCGTTCAGACTCAACGTCACGGCGGTTGTACTCTACGAATGTGTCCCAGCGCAGCAGGTCATCCTCGGGGTAATGCCGGCGCAGGCCGCTGCTGGTGTGCAGGGGCTTGCAGAACCACTCAATCAGGCGCTTCCCTTCGGCCATCTTCTGCTTATCCTCCGGCAGGCCTAGGGCGGCTCCAAGCTGGGCCAGTGAAGCCGGATAGCCGTGCTCCAAAGCCATGATCATGGTGTCCTGCCACTGCTCTGGTGGCAGAAAGGAGGGGATTTCACCCTCCTTTAAATTCAGAAATCGTGACAGGCAGGTTCTTTCGAACGCTGCATTATGAGCCACTTTGATGACGTGGCTGTCTGTTAGTGAGTGCAGGAGTCCAGTGGCTTGCAGATCGTCAATAGATGGCAGCTGCAGCACTTTGACCGCTTCCTCGTCATAGGCATACCCTAGTAACAGGATCCGGAAGTCATCGGACTCCGCGTACTTGTATACCCCGCAGGCCGCAAGATCGACACTCGAGTAGGTCTCGAGGTCGATGTGCAGCACCCGCGGTTTATCCGAGGAGGTCATCGTCGGACCCCAGCAGGCTGTCTGCTGCGCGGTCCAGGTCGTCTCCGAAGTAATCCATCGCGTTGACTCTTCCGCCCAGGCTCTCGCCGTCGCGGGTCTTCAGAACGCTGTCCAGTCCGCAGGTGATGCCCATCCGCATGTTGTTGTAGGGGTAAAAATTGAATAAAACCTTTGCATAGCAGCCACTGTAGACGAGGTCTTTGATTTCCTCCGGTGTGAGCTGTTTCTTTCCGGTCTCGACTGCGTAGATCGGGGCGGGTGTAAGGCTCTTGGCCGACAGGATGTAGCAGTTTTTGTAGTCTTTATCTTCCTGGTAACGCTCATCCTTGTCGCAGTCAATCAGCAGACCCTGATCGCTTCCTTCCGGACGGACCAGGGGTGTTGCTTTCTTGCGGAACGCCTCGCCGTACTTTTCGATGCCGCGTTCAATTGCCAGACTGTAGTTGGTCTTGATCGCCGCCAGCGTGGCGCTGTCTGACTTTGAGATGATCATGGAGACGCTGTACTTCGGGGTCTGCTGGTCGTCGTTGCCGAAGCTGTACGGTTCAGCCAGATGGCAGAAGCTCAGGCGTACTTCAGATGTTTTGACACGTGTTGCAGGGTTTTTCATTTCGTTTTTTCCTCTTCTTTCTTTTCAAGTTCTTCATTAAATGCATCCATTGCGGCCGCTACTTTAAGCTCGGGGCGTTTGTCAGTTACCGGAACAAGTACGGGCGCGCCAGCTGGTTTTTCGATACAGTTATCCAAAAGCGCCGCAAGCTCTTTCTTGCCTACCAGCTTTTCAAGGCTTGAAATCCCCAGCAGGCTCGTCTTGGTGATCTGGTCGGCCTTGTAGCCTTGCTTTTCCAGCGCTTCGAGGGCAGCTGGCTCGTCTGTGATCTTCCGGCGGCTGACTCCCTCGACCAGCTTGTAGCCGTCGTAATGCGTGCCGGCAAGGGCGGCATTTGTGGCGTATTCCTTCAGGTCTGTGCACCAGTCGCTGATTGGCGCAAGCTGCGGGAGCAGTGCGGCGATCTCGGCGTCCGTAAGCAGGTAACCGTCCAGGCGCTTGTCCTCAGCTGCGTTGGCCATGGCCATTTCTGCCCGAGCCTTGCAGTTCGCTTTCACTTTGCAGAACTTGCACCAGGCACCGGGATGCGCCTCGCCTATGCCATCGATGGCCTTATCAGCTGCCGGCACTACTGTGCTGATCAGCCAGTCCTTTATGTTGTCAACCGTGGTTTCCCATTCGCTGATGCTGTCTAGCCGCGGCTGGAAGATGTGCAGCTGTACAGTGTCAAACGCATAGGTCAGCTCGTAGATCTGTATCGCTCCAGCTGCGTAGAGCAGCAGCTGGGGATTATTTTCAGCATTGACCGCTACGCCTTTGCCGTATTTGAAGTCGATTACATGCAGGCAATGATCCGACACAATCACGCAGTCTGCCGTTCCAAATCCACCAGGGATCCATTTGGACAGATCCAGCTGAACCTCGACGAAGATCTGAGCATCGCTGCAGTTCTTCTGCTCCTCACTGAATAGCTCTTGAATGTAATCCCGATAGGCTGTCGTGGCTTCGTCCATCTCGCCATCCGGGCACTTCACTTTCTTCCGTGGGTGGCCGTCCATCCAGTTCCGCAGTTTCTCCTCGGCCTTTGCGTGGGCTACCGTGCCTTCTGCCGCATAGGCTGACGGTGTGTCTGGAACCCGCTCCTCCAGGCGGGCAGATGGAGTGCAGTGAATCCATCTGTCGGCCTTTGAAGCGCTAAGCAGAGCATGCTTAGTTGGCATGGATCGCTCCGATCAGCTCCGGGAACTGCTCGGGCTTAACGTCGCTAAGCCTCTTCGCTCCGAGCTGTTCCAGGATTGCCTTGAATGTTTCTCCGCCCTTATGAGCGATGAAGGTTTGGCATTCCTTCCGGACATCCTCAAAGGTTGGCAAGGTTGGCGCGGTGGCTTCTTCTTTTTTGACAGGATCCGGAGCCGGCTGTGTCGGCTGTGGTTCCTGCTTTGCCGGAGCGGTGTCGGGCAGAACCGCATTTAACGCTTCCGCCGTCTTTCGTACTTCAACACGCGCCGCATAGGCGTCGGTTTTGCTGAGGTAGCTGAGCAGCTTCTGGGCATCTTCAAGCTCAGAGTCGTGATAAGTAATCTGTACATTGATATTCATTTCGTGTCCTCCCATTCTCGAAATTCTTCGTATTCCTCGTATTCTTCACAGTCCCGATAATCAGGATCTTCTTCAGGATCTTCATCGTCATAAAATGCGGGATCCGCAGGCGCCCAGTAAAGTTCACTGAGCTGATCCATGTTGATTGGCGTCATTGGGTGTCCTTCATGCTTTCGATGCGGCACTCAACGGCCTTGATCGTATCGAGAGCGTCTGCGAGTCCTTTGATGCGATCGCTAAGGTGGTCATAGATATGGCTGTTGTACTCGCCCTTAGCCATCTTTTGTGCCCATGCAAGACAGCCCATGGCCATGGCTATTTCAACCTCAGCGTCCTGAAGTTTTTCGTAAATATCGTCGGTCATTGCTTCAGCTTTCCTTTCGATGTTTGAACCAGTGCAATCTGCTGCGCCTGTGTACTTGACAGATCCATTCCTGAGTAGCGTGTCATGAACTCTGCCACCTCATTCCGTGAGTAAATCCAGCCTTTTCCCGTCTTGATTCCGTGCAGCAGGCCATTCCGTCTCCACTCATCGATCTTCCGCTTATCCGCCACGCTCATGGCCTCCGCCAGTTCCTCCGCGGTGTAGGCGAGCTTGTAGGGCTGCGGATTAGACCCAGATGCGGCAGGCATTGCTGCGATCAGCCCTTCGATTCTTCCGACGGCTGCCGCGATGGCTTCAATTTCTCTTTCCATGCGTCATTCCTCTCATTCATGTGTTGTCTTGTCAGTTCATTGCGGCACTCTGCTGCTAAAGAGTAAGCCTCGCTCGTATCCCGGCTGATAAGCTGGATCGCTTTGCAGCAGTCCTCGATTTTGCGGACGTTGCGGTCGGCTTTGGTGGCCGCCTCGCATGCCATCTTGTCGATACCTTGGATGGTCTGGTCGATGATCTGGATCTGCCGGATGGCCACATAAAGCAGGATGCCAAGCACAAGATCCAGTAATGCCAGGATTCCGATCAAAGCTGGCAGCATACCAGCACCGTGAACAAGAAGACTAAGCATGAGAGCCCGAAGCCGATCAACATCGACTGGATGGCGAGATTCTTCCAGTCCTCGCCGATCCAGTAGCTGAAGAAGTCATTTACTTGATTCATCATTTTCGCTTTCCTCTTTTCTAGTCTTTCCGACCCTTTTCCTGCTTGGACACAATCTGTTTGGCCAGTTTCATCTTCTGCACAGTCCCCAGATCGAATCCCCGATA